TACAGTTTGCAAAGTTGTTCAGCATCCAAACCTGCGTAAGGCCCATGCGCAACGCTATGCATCATATTGCCGGGGCTTTCACTTACAACAGCACGTAGCTTTTCAGCAAGTGTTGTTTTGCCAGAGCCATCAGGCCCTTCTAGAATGATGATCATATAAGACTCTTTAGTATATTTACTGTTGTGAATCTTGGCGCTGTTAGCAATTCTTTTTGCTGTCCTACAACCAGTTGCTTTAGCATCTCATCATCCATGGATTCAATTTCATGCAATGTAAAGCTATATGCTGGGCCAATGGCGTCAAGCTCCATACGATCACCGCCAAGCACACAACCTGCAAGCTTGGCATGCAAATATCTTACACGCCACCAGCCGCAACCTGCATGCGTGTATGTTGGGCAAAGCACGCCTTTGTAAAAGCCGTATTCCCAAACAATATCGCTTTCAAGCTTGCGGGGTTGCCCTAGCTGTTTACCCCCAACGGAGTTGACGGGCCATGTAAGACTTTGCGCTGTCGCCCATAGATGCGCCCCTGTTGATAGGGACGCGTTGTACCATTCTTGCTTACGCTGACCCCATGCCAATTGGTGCACTGGCGGTGGGATATACAAAGGCGACGGGTCCCATGCAACAATCCGGTTGACCTGCAAACCCATCTTATTTACGTCGCCCCAAGGAAATAGTGGCGCCAACCATGTACGTGATTGCAGCTTTTGCAAGTCAATCACTTTTGCCCACGTAGGCATAATTTCTTGAAATGACCAATCGTCAAGGCACACGTATGCATCCGGCCTTACCTCCAGTGCATACGTGGCCCCAACATGGGAAATTGCGTTATGATCCAGAGGATACACATACACAAACACGACGTCAAACCATGAAAGATCCTCACCTACAGTTACCGCACGATGCGCCACGTTGTAGCCTAAATCGCGATACGCAGATGCCATCATTTCAGGGATAGAGACGAACTTGGTAGAGCTTGCCCTACCATGATAATTGATGTGCGTCTCTGTGACGCCCGTGATGAGTATGTTCATTACGCAGCTACAGCTTCGTCAGAAGTTTCAAAAGAGATGTCACCACGTGCCTGATCATAGTGCACATCACTAGAACGGCCACCTGCAGCAATGTAGTCTTCAATGCTCATGCCATCTTCATACAGTGCAAAGCGTGCATGGGCAAGGGTGCCTTCACGCTTAGGGTTAGCAGCAACATTGATGCGGATGATAGTGCCCTTGTCAATATTGGGGCCACGTGCTTTGCGCTCTTTAACAGCGGTAGAGACTTCTTTGGTAACGGTCATACAGATCTTTCTAAAAGGTGAATAAACTTACAATGAATAATGTCAATGTTCAACACTTACAATTATATCACGATGAATGTAATCACGCACCGCGTTTAGCAATTTTTGTTGTGTTTTGTCTTTACGACGCACAGCAAGCATGATGGCCTCATCAACTGTGTCTACAGCAATGATGTGATGCACCATGACGTTGTTCTTTTGGCCTTGCCGCCAGAGTCTGCGAATAAACTGCTCGTAGATTTCTAATGACCAAGTCAACGAGTACCAGATTACAGCATGACCTGCGCCTTGTAAATTGAGACCGTGACCCGCCGACATAGGGTGCGCAAGTAAAACTGGTACCTCGCCGGCATTCCAACTCGCAATAATATGATCAAGCTTAGTGCCAATGACGCCCGAACCAATAATAGGCGCATGAGGAAAAGCTTTTTTAAGCCTCTCCAAGTCATGTTGAAAATGGTATCCAATGATGCAAGGTTGACCTGATAGCTCTTCCACAAGGTCCATAACCGCTTCAGTCTTAGCATTGTGTACATGCAATGTCTCCCGCTCGTTGCCATCAAGATAAGAACCACCATTGGCAATTTGTTGGCCCTTCATAACTGCAACAGCTGCGTTAACAGCTGTCACTGTGCCTTGCTCAAGCTCCAAAGTTAAAGCTTTTTCAAAAGCATCGTACATTTTACGTGCAGCATGCGGAAGTTGGACTCTGACATCGTTGTAGGCCAAGACAGGTAAGTCAAGATGATCGAGAGCTGCCATCCGAAGCACTTTACCATCAAGCTTTTTTTGGATTCTTGTTTCGCCATCTGATTGCAACTTCCATTCATAGCCGTTGAAACCTGAAGGGTAGAAATACTCTGCCCTAAACCTTGATACGTAGGGACCAAACGTGGCCCCCTGGTCAATAATCAACTGCGGCCCAAATATATCTAATAGGCTATTGGGCGCGGGTGACCCAGTGAGGCCCCAGCGGCGATCAAACTTATCAAGCACGGGCTTTAAAGTCTTAAAGCGTTGCGTTTGCGTGTTTTTCAAATAAGAGATCTCATCTATGACAAGAATCTCAAACGGCCATACTTTGCCATGCATCTTATGCGACAGCCAAGCCAAGCCTTCAAAGTTGATGACATAGATGTCATGGTTAGTACTTAATGCTTTGTCTTTCTTGGCGCCATGAAGCACACCAACCGAGTAGCCTGAAAACTGTTCCCACTTTTTAGTCTCATGCGGCCACACAGTGTAAGTGGGGCGCAATGGTGCAACAACCAGCATCTTCTTTACAGCACCTGCAAGTCGTAAAGTGCGAAATGCTGATAGCACAATTGCAGTTTTGCCGAGCCCTGGGTCCAGCCACAACTGCCCAGACCCACGCTCAATTAGAAACTTTACAGCTTCTTTTTGGTACTCATGCGGTTCCCAGAACACGGTCGATCCCTTCTTTCGAGTCAATTACAAAGACTTTATGCCCACGAACCGTAAGCTCATTGTGTACTTTTTCTTGCATAGGTGATACGGTACCACCGGGCCGCTTAAGCTCAACCCACAATACCTCACCATTTTCAAGAGGCACAATGCGATCAGGCCAGCCACGTTGAAACCGCACGTTTAGCTTTAATGTAAGTAAACCATGCTTTTTGCATTGCTTTGAGAAGTAGCCCTCAAGGTCACGCTCAAGTATGACACTGGTTACCATTTGCAAGGCCCACCGTTGTCTTTACGAAAGTGGCAATACCTGCAATTGGCGTTAGGCTTTGGCGCAAAGATAGCGTCTTTTTCAATCTTTGTCATGCGGTTAGTCATCCATGTCTTTAGCAAAGGAAAGTCTTTGCGTATGACAGTGGCGCATGTCACAGGTTTTTGCAAGTCAATGAACGCAAGCTCAAGCTCAACAGTATCTACAGCAGGGTACAGCGCAAAAACAAGTGTTGCGTAAAGCCGTAACTGCTTTTCGTAGTCGCGTTCTTTGCCTGTCTTCCAATCAATGATGCGTGCCTTGTTGTCTTTTATTGCAAGTAAATCAATCTGGCCTCGCAGCCAGACGTCATCATCTTTAAAACCGCAAGGTGACCAATCACGCCGTACGCCTGTGTCAAGCTCAGGCAGCACAATAGTGTAGTAGCTTTTGATGTCGTTGATAAAGTCAAGCCAAGGCTCCAACTCGGCTGTCACTAACCCCAAGCCGCCAAAGGCTTCTTCAAACTCTTTATGAATGCGCTTGCCACGCTCAGCAGCTGGGCCTGTAGGCTCAGACAAATGATCAATACGTGTAAGCTTGTACTTAAGAGGGCAATCTTCATACGTGGAAATGCTGGAATGTGAGAAGTTCATTTGGTTTCCTGATAGTTGTTGCCAATTTTGTAGTCACTAATCATTGGCACGTCCATAGTTAGCGCATTACACATTGCATTGACTAGGCACTCTGCCTCGCGTTCAAGTGCGTCAATTGGCGCGCTAATGACCAACTCATCGTGCACACTAAGTAGCAACCTGCTATCCTTGCGTGTCTTTTGATACAGTAGCATTGCAGCCTTGGCTTGATCTGCAGCAGAGCCTTGAATCAGCAGATTGACGCCTTTGTAATCAAACTCACGGATGCGGCCGTCAATAACCTTAGGCGGCTCCATCTTGACAAGCCTGCCGCCAATAGTCTTAAGGGGCTCACCTAGTTTGTATCGCGTGCGCATTGTTGCCTGCATGACCTTAAGCCCTGGCGCCACAGCTGTTGTGTAGGCATTCACCAATGTGCGTGCCATGTTCATATCAATGCCTAGCATATCACTAATCTTGCCTGGGCCTGCGCCATACAGAATCGCAAAGCTTACGCCCTTTGAGTACGTACGACTAACAGGTCTGCCACTGGCTTCAGTCATCATTGTTGCTGCGTAAGTATGCAAATCAGCACGTGCATCCACCTGGTATTGCTTCATAAGATTGCCGCCTTCAAAGTGGGCAAAGATACGAAGCTCTTGTGCATTAAAGTCGCATGCAATAAGCTTGTGGCCTTCATCAGGCAAGATAAAGCTACGAATCAAAGGCAATGCGGCAACCTGCAAATCTTTGGGCAACGTAACTACTGGATACCTGACGGGGGCGTTCTGAAAATTTGGTGTGGAAGATAGTCGCCCAGTTCGAGTTCCTCCACGCTCACCTCTGACACTATTCCAGTTGGTATAAATTCGACCCGTAGAACGAGAGGCGTGTAGCCACGGCTCAATAAAAGTAGATAGACAAGTCGAAAGGTTTGCTCTAAATCTGAGGACATCGCGCAACTCCAGGTTGGTAAGCATCTCATCAAATGCTTCTTTTGTGGCTTGTAATTGGCCTTTGTCCGTGGCGGGCCATGCTTTATTTTTGTCCCAATGCTCTGATTGATAAATACATTCGACCAGCTGTTGGTCGCTATCAACATTCAATTCAGAAGACCCCAACAATGCACGTACCCAATCATTACAAAGCGCAATGTCTATTTCTGCTTGTGACTTTGCTTTATCAAGACCTTCCACATCTACACGTATGCCTAAGCTTGAATTCTCAAGCAACATGGGTATCAGCTCAATTTCACGGCGATAAGGCACTAACTGCGCAGGCAAAACCTTTAAAGCCAAAAAGTCATAAAGCTGTGAAGTAAGCCGTACGTCAGCCATAGCGTAGCGACCCACCAGTTCAACTGGACCGCGACAGATGTATGCTCCCCAGGTAGACTTTTTCTTCTTTGCTTCTGGCACGTTCTCAATGACCCATGCCTTCAACTCATCACGCTCATCTGGCTTTGCAATATCCCATGTAACAACTAAGTCTTTGAGAGACAGAGATCGAGTATGAGGGTCATGCAGAAAAGCCAGAATAAGGGTATCGTTAACTCTATCAGCCGATGGAGTGTTGAGCCCAAAATGTACGTTAACGACGTCCAGGTCAAATGAAGCGTTGTGAAAGCAAATCGACCGAGTTGACGAGAAAATGGCTTTGAGTATCTCATGAACTTCGTCTTTGGTAGAGTTATTGTCGTGCAGATGGCCGAAGGCGTAGTAGCCATCACGTATTTCACCTTCAGGGTCATAGATAGCAAGACCTACAGGCACCGGTGGGTACTTAGGCCTTGCTTCTATTCCCTCGGTTTCAAAGTCGAGGAAAATTGGTTCCATTAGAAGCGTGTCGATTGCGCAGACGTTTCAGGGGCTGCGTCATCGCCTACAAAGTTTGTAAACTCCAAGGCTTTCTGACTTTCATTGGTGCCACGCGTAATCAAGGCGTTCAGCACATCAGCATCCTGCACTACACTTTTCATGGTAAAGGTGACCTTGAATTGAGTTTTAGCGTCAGGCACAACTGCAATGGTAGTTACCACGCCTAAACTAGGGCGGCGCAACGTAGCGGCAACTGTTTGAATGTAAGTTGTGTACGCACGAATGCTGGTAACAGGCGGACGCAATGCGACAACCTCAGCAGCTTGGACTGCGGCTGGGCTAGCAATGCTATCAGCAGGCAGCAATAGCAACCGGCGTGTTTCTCGGCATGCCTTGCCTTTGCCGCCATTAGCAGCTGAGCCCCATTCATTGCAAGGGCAGCCTTCGCACTCTTTGCGCATAGGGTCGGAGACTGCTGCCGATGGCCCCATGCCGGTTGCAACAGTTGCAATGGCAAAGCATTTTGGCGCGACAATCTTGGTGGGGTCATAGCGGCTGTCATAGTACAAGCGCTCAATAGGGCCTGCAAGGATTACGCAGTCCAATGAGTTGTTGGCAATGGGGTTGCCGCGGTAGGTTAGCACACCACTTTTGGTAGACAGGAATGCTGTGCCAAGTGTTGATTGCTCAGCCTTGACATGGTCCATAGCCATTGCGGCTAGTTGGTCTTCAAACAAACTGATTTGCGCGGTTTCAGTTTTAGCGACGATATTTTTGCTCATGATAGTCCTTAACAAGTTACGAGTTTTTGCGATAAACGGTCAGTTCAAAAGACTTTGTAGCCAAAGTCCCCGGTATTGTCTCCCCGGCTTCCCAACGTTCGCGGAAAATCGTGGAGGACAATCTTTTGTGCAGCAGCTCAAATTGCTTTGTATCTGCTACGTATGCGTAAAAAGCTTGCCAATCAGTAATGGTTGGATTGGACACTTCTTTCATTGTGCATGATGCTTTGTCTGAGCCAGCTTTGGAGATGCCTTGCGTAGCCATTTGCTCCATGATGTCTGCCTCAATGACTGCAAGCTTCTTTGTAAGTGCTGAAGCCTCGGTAGTTAGCGCTTCACGTTTGCCTTTGACAGAAACGAATTCGTCAATTAGGTCTTTGATGTTCATGGGTTATGCCTCATAAGATGCGTGTTGATGACACGTTGCATGGCCTCTTCAGGCGGAACCCAGCCCATAGGCTTAACCACGTCATAGCGTGTGCCACGTAAGCTGCGAACAAACTCATTTGCAGGCTGCTTTTTCATGTTTGCTGCATGCACGATGTCAAAGAGCTCATCAAAAGGTAGCCCCATTGCATGAGCACAGCCTAGAGTAACATAAACCAGATCTACCAACGCATCGGCAGCGTCAACCAACGAGCCTTCCTCACATGCACGCATGTATTCACTAAGCTCTTCAAGAATGAATCTTGAAAAGTAAGAGCTTTCATCGCTGCGGATTAGTGCAGGTATTTCGCCAATAGGCAATTGAAGCTTTTGCCTAAACTCACGGACTTTATCGTACATTATGCTGCTTTCAGGTTGTTGGCCCAGATGTCTGACAGCCAATAGGGTGGAAGTGAAGTGCCTTTGTTGTATACCATTGGCATACGTTCGATTTTACTAGCGTAGAAGCGGCGGTATGAGTCAATGGTGTTGGGGGACTTGTATTCGTCAGGCATGGCCAACGGAGGGTCTTGCC